TAGAAACAAAAACCAAATATCCAACCATTTTGCTATCAACTCGCGCAGTGTAGATGTGCAGAATGTTTAATTTTTCTAATTGCTCATAAACATTCCAATTTAGATTAAATGAAAGTCTGTCTCTATCTATTTCGACTTCATCATAAGTAGCTTGTACTAATGGTTCTATATCTTCTTTAATTGTTGCAATAGTTTCTCTTGCATATTTCATCAGTTCCCCCATACAAGGCTTTGTTCTTGTATTTGTTCTACGTACTCTAATGCTTTATCAGACGGAAAATCATTTTTTTGGTCTGCATCTGTATATCTTCTTACTTTTCGTTCATTAAGTCTAGCCAAAAAGTTTTGACAAACTACAGCTATCGTAATTGTTTTATTATTTTGTTGATAAACAGTGTTTTCTATTATGCCATTAAAATAATGCAAATTTTGAATAACATTAAAATCTTCGTCTAAAAATGTAAGCCATATTGTTACACTAAGCCCCTGCAGTTGTGTATTTTTCATAGAGTTCACTAGGTCTGCACTGCACCCTGATAATGTTATTGTTAAATTAGATGCAGATAAATCAACCGCATCTCTTACTTCAGAAACTGACAATACTCCACCAGTCGGAAGAAAAGTACCCTCTCCTGAGACTACAACATCTTTATGAGCAGTAGTTAGTCTTAGAAAACCACCGAAGCTTAGCTTTATATTCAAACATGGTCTAATAGTGCCAGTAGCAAGAGAATTTTTTGTAGCAGTTGATATACCTCTTGGCATTATCCTATAACCTCAACACATGCAAAAGAAAAACTATAATGGCTAGAAACATCAATATCCCAACCTATATCGTTAGATGCTAACCGCCATTTACCTACTGGATTATCAACTATTAAAGTTGAAGATGAATTAATTGTGTCTCTCAATGGTGGACTAAATTCTACAATTGCAGTCTGGTTTTCTGGTATTTCTTCAAGAACCATGTACATAGAACTACCAAACTGAAAATGCGACCCTGCTGTAAAATCTTGACCAGTGTTGCTTATACTCATTGATGTATCACCTTCGTAAGCAGTACTGTTTGTAGTTAAAGCAGGTGGGTTGCTTGAATAGTTCATAAAGGGATTGCCGAACAAAAATGTTTTAGTTATACCGCGCAATGATGCTATAAAAGCAGTGAATATTTTTGCTTCATCTTTATTTAATGGTCTAATTGTAATTTCTGCTTCCCATCTTGCTTGTCCAAAGTCAGTTGTTAACTCTAGAAAATTAGTCATAGATTCTGTTTTAGCGGCACTTTGTACTAATTTAAACGAGCAATTTTGTACAATAGATTTCCCATTGATTGTCGGAAAGTCTCTAGGATAAGTTATCGCCATAATTAATTACCTTGTAGTTGGCTTGCATATGTTCCACCTAATGCTGTTTCCTGCAAGACAGCTGACTTTGTGACCTCAGCAATTTGTGGCATTAAATTTTGTATTTCTGCTCTAACTGTAGCTTGTATGCCAGTCGTAACATTAATATTCTGGTTTACTACTACTGGGTCACGTTCTACTTTAGGTGCATTTACATTATTAACAACAACAGGAGGAGACATTGGCATTCTGCCACCTGTATAACCGCCACCTTCAAAACTTGGCATCTTTCTTATTGCATTAGATAACTCTGGCATCTGCAATTTATCAACCATTTCTTTTGTTGTTTCTTTTAGCTTTTCTTTCTTGCGGGGTTTTGTGTGGTCAATAATTGTTTCTTGTGGGTGTAGCATAGCCAAAAAACCACCCTTGTTGTCCAAGCCACCTGTTCTTGCACCTGACCCAGTAAAACCACCACCGTCAAACGATTGCACAGCAGTAGCACCAATAACAGCGGCATTAGCATAACCTAATGCTGTAGCAACTTTAGCCATCATTGCTCCCTTAGCCAACCATGCAGTTAATGCCACTGGGCCACCTACAGCAACCGCAGGAGCGGCTGTCGCATAAGCCGTCAAAATACTAGCCCCCGCCATATTAGCACCGACTATAGCCTGTGCAACTGCTATTGCTTTTGAGATAGCAAATAGTGTTTTATATTCTTTACTGCCTTGCTCAGTTACACTCATCAAGCCATTAAGAATATTTTGCATGCTACCAAAAATACTCATCATAGCTTGATTAGACACGCGCGCCATTGTCGTAGCGGCATCTGTCACTGTTTGTTTTATACCTGTAAATGCGTTAGTAAATTGTTGCTGTACAGGACCGATAAAATTCTCATCTAATTCAATAGCGGCAACTGCTAGGTTATCCATCAGCTTTTCAAATGCTACATTAACACCATCAACATCAATTAAATCTTCGCCAACCAATTTTCTGTTTGCAAACAATTCATCTAATTCAGCACCTTTATTTACAATTAACTGTGAAACTTCTGCAAATCTTGCCCTTATTGCTTCCGTATCACCTACCATTCTATTTGCAAATAAGTACCACCTATCTGCACCAGTCATTTCAAATTCAGGATTTTTTATGGACAGGCTAATACTATTTAATGTGTCAAACTCTTTATTTAAAGATTCCATTTCATTAGAAAGTCGGGCAATATTGAAATCGTCAAATTTGCGAACAACTGTGCTTAACCCACTTCCAACACTATTAATCATTTTTGCGACAGCTACAGTTGCTGTTTGCGCGGCTGTAACTAAACGAATAGCCATAGAATTGCCAAACTTAGCAACACTACCATCTGATTCTTTAACTGCAGAAATAAAATTGTTAGACAAGTAATCTGTTAAAGCAGTTATCGCAGGTGCAAGTCCGACTACTATGTTTTGTGTAACACCTTTAAATAAATTACCTAGTTTATTAAATGCATTTTTTGCTTTTTCTGCCCCTGCTACAGATTCTCGGCTAAGAGTTAAACCTAAATCTTCAGCTTCTTGCATCATTTCGCGCAATCCGTCTGCGCCTAAACCTAGTGTGTTTACTAATGCAACACCTTCAGAGTCAAATAATCGCATTGCAAGGCGAACTTGGTCAGCTTCAGTAAATTCAGAAAATGCATCAGATAATGCTATCATCTGTTCAGTCAATGGCAGTTCAGCTATTTTTCTTGCATCGATGCCAAGTTCTTTTAATGCATTTTTAGCCTCACCAGTACCCAGTGCCGCTTCACTGGCTCTGCGTGTGAATCTTTGCAAAGCCATATCCATAGTCTGTGTGCTTACGCCAGTTTGTTCAGCGGCATAACGCATTGCCGCTAAAGCCTCAGTAGTTACACCTATCTTGTCTGCTGTTTTTCCGAGACTATCGATTGCGTCTATGCTTCTGCTTATAAGCAACCCAAATACGCCTACACCTGCTACACTCATTAAAGATAATTTTTTAATAACGCCAGATGCAAAAGATGTTAGTTTTTGGAATCCTTTCGATGCTGTAGATGTCATTTTTCCAAATGCACGACGTACCCCGCGTGTGCTATCACGCAGTTTCTGCATCTTTTTATTTATGCCATTAAGTGCAGGGGATATCTTGTCTAATGCTGATAGGACTATCTCAAATTTACGCATTTTTTTCTTGTTCCTCTAGCCATTGGAAATAAGCACACCACTCGTTATATTCGGTAATGCTAATGCGCTCAATCTGTTCTATAGTCATATGGAGCCGATACGCCAAAGTTATTAAATTAAGACGATGGGTATCGGTTTTTAGTTTTTTAGCAATTCTTCCTCTGACTCAATGTCAGCAAACATTTGGTTAGCAATTTCAGATATTACATCTGTCTGCTCACCCATAAGGTCGATTTTATCTTCGGAAGATGTAAAAATTCTATCGCCACTTTCATCGAGCGCCTTCATTACAATTAAATCAACCATAGCCGCTATAGTAGTGTTAGTCATAAAGTTTGGGTGTTTCTTTTGGAGAACATTCAAGTCGTAGCAAGTCAGAGGTCTACACCACAACTTGAACGGTTCGCCTTTTTCATCAGCCCACGCTTTAACTATAACCTCACGCGCACTTACAGTTCTTCTATCTCGTAATTGTCTTGCTAATCCCATAGTTTATTACCCCTTAAATTAAGCGTCAGCTACAGTTACTGCTCCATTAACTTGCAAAGAAAAAGTTGCTTCTACCATACCGTCGAAAGCCGCTGATATGTTTTTGCTAGTAATGATGCCAGAACCTGAATAAAATTCTTCACCAGTGCCTGTGCCTGTTGGATAAATCTCAAAAAAGATTGTAGCCGATGGGTCTAGCAATGCTTGAATTGTATCTGCTTCGTCCCAATAGCAGTTTACGTTTACTGTGTGTGAGTTTAGGCTTTTTAGATAACTTCTATCTGTATCACCCATTACACTGCTTTCAACAGTATCTGTTGTGCTTTCGATACTGAAATCTCGCACTTGACCTACAGCGGCTTCATCGCCATCTGTAGTGTGCATTTTTACTACGCCACTGTTGCCTGTTACAATCGCCATTTTATTACCTCATTAATTTAAACTGTGCCTCGAGTATAACTGTATGTTACTCTAAGCGTTATAATTACACCACCAATTGGTTCGATAGAACCTTCGTCTGTTTCAATGCTTAAAATTTGTGTATCTATAGCATTGTTGCCACGAGTTCTATCATCGTCTAACTTTTCTTCAACTGCCTCGACAATTAGATTTCGCAATGTATCTAATGTCTTACCTTTAACATAACAAACTAACTGATAGTTTATAGTAGCTATACGTTGTGAAATCGTACCGCCAACTGTCGAGTCGTTTCTATCCTCATCACTTGTTCGAACAAGTATAGCAGGAAATTGAGCATTTGATAATTTTTCGAAATCAAATGGCTCTCGAGTTACATACTTTACTTTAATAGGTAGGTTGATTGCTTGCAGACTATCTACAAGGTTTTTGGCTACCTTTTCTCGTACACTCATTTTAGATTCTCAATTAATTTATCTCGGAGTATGTCTAACTCCCTATTACTAAACCCGAAAAACGGTCTAGTTTTTTCATTTTTAAATGCTTTTTTCGCATCATCAGGTCTAGTAAAAAATATTTTGGCTTTATTGCTTGTAGCATTAACCGCCATGCCACTACGCATCTGTCTAGTTAGCTGTAGGTCTGGTTTTGCGCCACGACCTTTAGATGCTCTGAATTTGCGGTATTTTTCAGAATATTTTTTAAACAACCCGCCTTTGTAACTAACACCTTTATCCATTCGGTCTTGTATTAGCAACTTGCCAAATAGTGCAGTACGCAACAATGCTTTTTTGAACATTGCATCAACATTATCAGAACCACCTAACTTTAGGTTAGCTGTTTCGTCTTTAATGTCAAACTTAATACGCATTATCTATTTAGCCTGCCATGATGTATTGACTGCTTTTCGTTGTTGCTAATAGTGTCATCATCATTAGCATCATACTCGATTCCATCACGCAGTAAAGATTCAAATTCTTCACCATAACGTGCTTTATAGAAATCTATCATTTTTAGGAATCGGTCATCTGATACCCAATTAGTTAATTGCGGTAGTGCATATTTCCACAATACTAAATAGGTAGACAATCTGGCAAATTGTGAACTTGTTAAAAGCGCAGTATTCATTTCGCCCTTAATGCCTTTTTTGTCCCACCATTGGATTCTTAATTCGCGCTGTATATCAGCTTCTGCCCTGTCATGTTCATCGGTAAAAGTGTCGATGCCTAATTGCAGAATATCTGGCACGATGTCTTGTAAGTTTTTATCTTCGGAATATGCCATTACCATTTCACCCTATCTGACCAATAAGCCGCAGACATTTTGCCTTTAGCTATATTCTTTGCGTGTCGTGCTTTAAAAGATTTGCGCTTTGCTTTATCTGCCGCTGATTCGTTTTTTCTAGGTGGCTTTGTATCTGCACCTTGCTGACCGAACCTAATCAGTTTTATTTTGTTGCCTTCTTTAGCCAATACAGCGTGGCTTTTAGTTTTGTGTCCGCGTGTGCGTTTAGGCTTGTTGTAGCCTTCGAACCTTTCGCCTCTATATGTAATCGCCATATATACCTCTAAAGGAAAGCCCCCACCGAAGCAGGGGCTATTAGATTCAGCTATTAATTGTCAGTTGAATCTGAAGTTAGTTTAACACCATAAGTGTCATCTAACTCGCCTACACCGTAGATAGCAGTTGCTACCATTTCAGTTCCGCGTCGTGTTGCATTGCGCTGAGTTTCAAGATTGAAATCACGCTTCATAGCAATAGCAAGTGCTTGTGGAGCAAATACAGCACCTACAGAATCAGCGTTTTCATCTACAGAAACATTAGCAGACTCATAAATGTCGCAACCTGCTAGAGTAGCAATGTAACCTGAGCGCATAGCTTCGTTAGCAATATCTAGAGATAGAGCATTGCCTGCCGCTGAAACAAAAGTGTTGGTCATTTGCGCCTTTAGGTCATAAGCCGCTTGTGGGTGAAGAACGCAAGAGTATGGACCAGGCGCCTTGTTAGTTTTCAATTTAGCAACAGCTTGGAAAATATCCGCTACTGTTAGAGCCGCGCCTGCACCGCCTGCTTTTTCAACACTGAAACCTGAGAACAAGTTTATTAGGTCAACATCGATTTTAGTAGCAATCGCGTTACCTAGAACTGTACCTAGTTCCTGTGCAGGGTTGCCTGCGCCCATAGCCGCTAGGTCAGTAAGTAAAACAGTGTTACCTACTTCGCTAACATCAATGCTTACAGATGAAGTTGAAACATCAGTTTCAGTCGGAGCAGTACCTTCGTCTAAAGCCGCCGCTGTAACTGCAGGGTATTTAGGCACTTGAATAGTTTTGCCTGCTTGTCCTGCGATGTCATATTGAGTTACCAATCCAAGCATTAGAGATTGTTCTTCTGCTGTGAATCGGGCTTGTGCAACGATATTAACAAATAAATCGTTGAGAGTTGTGGAGTTAGTTCCTGATGCTGACATAATAAATTACCTCTCAAAAAAAGACGACAG